CACGCCGAGTTCTTGAAGGTTACGAACAACGATAGACTTTTGGTTTAAGTCATACGCTGTGTCTTCATAAACATCGCCTTGGAACCGATAAGAAACGGTACGCTCACCATCAGGGGGGAGTCCATATACTCCTGGCGGAACCGCAACGGCGTCAAGAGCTTCTTTAATAGCTACGTCAACTTTGTTATCAAACTTAGCCATTGCGGCTTGGTATTTCTCCAAAGCCTCTTGAGTATTCTCCTTAGGTTCCTTAGGGACTTTCATTTCCGCAACGGAAATAAAACTCTCACGGAAAATTTGCTCCTGATGATAAATAATCATCTCGAGAAGCTTGCAGAAACCGTAAGTCAAGAAACTCTTGTTCTTACGCAGCGCCGTGGCTTGAGCACGACCCATAAGACCCTTGATCTCGGTGGCGGTTGCACCTGCCGAAATCGAAATCTCATCAACACCGCCTAGCGCTGTACGAATCTCTTCCCGTAACAAGAGCGCATAACGGTTCATATCCCCATTGACGGGGTCAGGCGTCATATAGCCCACGCGGTCGTTTGGTTCGACGTTCGCGATAATGCGAGGGACCTTCAAGCCGCCAATAGAGGAGTTAGCCCCAAAGGGCTCAGACACACGAGTTGAAGGTGTATCCCTTCCTCCGAACCCACTCTGACTACTAATAGTCGGGCGGAAAGTGCGATCCGCATCAGACGCTTCGACCAGATCGCTACGAGGACGCGAACTAATGAGCGTGGGGTTACCAAAAAATTCAATATTTTTAGCAATGTTCCGCATCATTTGATCATGCAGAACAATCTGTTCCATGAAGGGTTCAAATTCACCTTCCCCTTCTGTGCCGCTACTGTTTGGTTTATTCAAAACTTCCACGGCGGGAATAAACCCGAGCGTGTTGGGGCGGTTGCTTTTAGGAGCAACGATGGCCCCAGGCTCTAATTCAAAACTGAGTTCACTGTTTGCTTCGTACTCAGAAATAGTGTCATTAGTGATGGAAATACGAACATACCGTTCGTTCATGCCGTAAGTATCAGACGGCAAACCGATATTGTTGTTTTTAATCTTGTAACTATAGATAATCACAACTTCTTCGATGCTGCCATTGATATCGTGATATACACGGTACTGCTCCTTGTTAAAGAAATAAATCTGATACTTTAACTTAGGGTCTGGCCTAAAATAAAACAGTCCGCAACCATCTATAAGGAAGTTGCGAATAATAGAAGGAAAACGAATATCAAGCTTATTGAGATCTAAAAGATCTTGAATAAACTTAGTTCTAGATCTGTATGTATCCTGCTCACAATAAAAGAATAGACCTTTCTTGATCATCAACAGCACCATCTGCTGAAGGTGACCTAAAACCACCATCGTGGCGGATTGCCGCGAACGGTCTTGATTCCGGGAAGCTTCCAGAATCTCGTTAAATCGTTGCCGAACGCCGTAGTTATCCGCCATGATGTCAGTTATTTAAAAGTCAGAAACCGCGGGCGGCGAGCTCAGACTTACTAGATTTTATCAAGGTCTTTGTTTTTTGAAGACGAGCCTTAAGTTTCTGCACTTTTCCTCCAGACAAAGCTGTAGATTCACCAGCAGTACCTGCTTGAGTGGGTTGACTATAACCAGTTAATCCAGCAGCAGGTTGTTGAGCTTGACGCTCATCAAACATCTTGGCCAAGTTATAGACACCCGACACATCACCACCGGTTCCCATCTGTCCTAACTGTTTTGCCATCGTCGTGGCTTTCGAGTAAGCCTTCATAAACTCATCGGTAGCGGCTCCACTAGGACCCGAACCACCTGGGACCCCCTTCGTCGAAACCCATCCGCCGCCTCCGTATTGCGGATCATAGTTTTCTGTACCTGGGGCATTCAGGTTAGGAATCCAACGGGGTGTGCTTCCACCTGCCGTAAGAATTTTCTTCTCCTCTTCCGACATTGGCCGAACTCCATATTCTGTTTGAGTTGGAGTTTTTACTGCACTTGGAGCCGTAGAAGTACCTCCCTGTCCTGAAGTTACATTTCTATCCAACCGCGTAAGTTGCTTGGTCTGCACAACAGGCGTACGTTGACCACCGGCTTCATATGTTCCTGAATATTGCTGACCGCGCGAAAGGGAGAGTCCTTTCATCCCCTCGGCATACTCACCAGGGCCTTTGATGGTGCTACCGAGATTATAAGAAAACACATTCTCGCCTCCTAACTTTCCTTTATTTGCTGCATTAACTACGCCCGCATTGAGCGCCACGCCGCGACGACCTGCTCTCTCAAGTAACTGATTGGCAGTGATACCTTTTGATCGCATTATATTTTCAAATTCAGGGCGAGAAAGGGACGGGCCAGCACCCTGAAGCCCAGAACTAACAGCGGCAGTCTTAGTCGGAGCTTGACTTAATTGACTTTTAGCTTTTTGTGCTTTTTGTTTGGCAGCCCGAGCCTTCTCTTTCACGGCAGCAAATACTTCTTAACTCTTTCAAGTTTAAACAATTCAGCAGGCAAAAGCTCATGCGGGTAGGAAACTAAAATATGGTCTGAACGACCTAAAGGATCTGTAGCGCCTTCAATAGGCACATAATTTTCTAAATGCTCCATCATTTCATCACTATTTGCCGGAGCAACAGAATTAGGAATATCGTCATAACAGTGAGAGAAAGACGTAATCTTTCGCTTAAGTCTCTCAGAATCTCCCATCCAACTAAAATGCCACCCGGCGTCACAGTTACCTACGATAACGTCATTTGGATTCATACGAATTTGCGACAGGGTCATATTTAGATGCTCGTGGATAACCACGGTTCCACAAGTCCAGTTGTTCGGAGCTTCATTTGGTTTGCCGTTTGGATTTATAACGCGCAAATCTCCACGTCCGTAAAACATAGGCATCGATAAACGAACGCAGCTCTCCGGATCGCGCTTCGCGAGATCAACAGCTTCCAACAAAGCACTAGGTTTGGGAATTTCATCGACATCACTGAAGAAAAATACGGAATCCGGCGGAGTCATTCGCATACCAACAGCTAAAGCATCTCGCTGTGCATACTCACGTGCCCACGGATTGGCGACTTCTTCGGCCGAAGGCAATTCAACATGAAGCACCTGGATCTTCTCTTCAGGAAGCCCCAACTCACGAATAGTATCTACGCACGTAAAAGGCTTAGGATCGCCCTTAAATGTACGGTTAGCGTCTGTAATTATAAAACCATCTACAATATCTTTCAACATCTCGATCCGAAGTTCGAGAAGCTCTTTTTCGTTAAAATATAAAAAGCAATCGAAGAGCATGACAACCTAAAAGCTGTCAGTATATTAACGCATAACTGCTGTATTGATGCCGCCCGATGCCCGTTGAGTTCTGTCGCCATTAACCGGGCGGCGTTTTTCCTTAGCCTGCGACAGCAAATCTTCCTTAACGTCTGAAACGTAATCGTTAATATCTCCCTGCTCAGTCCCTGCCTGATTAACGTTTGGAGGTATAGCCCCGATAGTTAAAGACGTTGAATAAGGATTGATTTCAGCGTCATCCGAAAGACCTGAAGTTCTGGCTTTTTGCATAGCGGCGGCCTTTGTTTGAGCTGCAAAAGCTCTGTCAAAGTAATTGCCAGCAGCCCCAAAGGAATCAGCCATCGGATCTAGTTTGTTTACGCTTTAAGTATTCTGAAGCAAGACGGCGAGCTCGCCTAGCTTTTTCTGTATTAGGAACCTGTGTATTTACAGGTTTGTTACCAGAAGTAGCTCGTTTTTTGCGCTCATCGGTAGCACGGCGCTCCTCAGGGCTTAGAGACGCCCACGCTCGACGTGGTAGATACCTCTCAGTGCGACCTTTCTCTCGAGCTAAATCAGCCATTAAACGTAACCGGAATTGCGTCCTCCAATAACAGCCTTATTAATTAAAGCTCTCTGCAAGAGCTCATCTTTAACAGGACTGATCAAACGCTCTAAGAGTTCGTTGTCAACATCAGGTTTATAAATTTCATTAAAAATATCCTTAGACGTCGGGAGTTGGCTTTCCCGAAATCCAGGAGATTCTCCCGTGAGAGCGGATACTAAATCAGAAGCGCTGTAAGAAGCCATTACTTAGAACCTTTTTCGTATTCTTCACGAGTTTGCCAATCTTCTTTCCCCCACCGCCGTAAACGGTTTTCAGAAGATTTACCGCCTTCATAGCGGCCACCAGCATCTTTATAATACTTAGTTGCTAGCTGCATGGCACGGGCGGAGTGACCGCCCAGTTTTGCGCGAGCCTTGGCTTTAGCACGAGCCCATTTTTGAGGGTCTCGTTTTTTGGCGATCTCTGCCATAAAAAAAGTCCTAAGAGGCCCTCACTTAACGTGATTTTCCTACGATCCTACGGATGTAAAATGCCGAGATCGAGCTGAGTATATTCTACCAAATCTTCAGTCTTAGTTTCCTCAATCAAGCGATTCAAATACCACGCGCACTTCTCTAAATCTTCCAAACCGTTTTTATGTTCGGTGCGCCACAAATACTTGATACACGCACCACGACAATATTGTTTAAACCCGGAAGGACCTAAAGCCGCCC